CGCTGGGCACATTGTCATAAAGAGCGGTGCCGGTTTTAGACTGGCCGCGGCCACCGCCACCTGAGGCAGTAGTTTTCGAGCTGCTGCCTGTTGTCGTGTTTGACTGCTGACTTTGCCCGGTAGCTGATGAATTTGCTGCATCAGGCTGTCCTGGTCTCTTTTGAAGCGACTTCAAAGGAACGCCAAGTTTGTCTTGAATCCAGTACGGATCAACATTCAGGCCCTGCTGAGACAGCTTTCCTAGCAGATCGATGACAACGCTGATGTCCTCGACTTCGGCTAGCGAAGAGGGCGGCGCCGTGTCGTCCTCGACAAAGTTGCGGTAGATCTTGGGAACGGCCGCCTTGCTTCCGTAGTTGGCCTCGACCAGCCAGCGCACGAGCGTCTGATTTAGAATCTCGTGAATGCAGTCTGACAGCGCCTTGGCTTTCATGACTCGCACCGAGTTGGCCACGCTGTCGCCCTGATCAGTGCCGCCCGGAGCGCCCACGATAGCCTCGCCCAGAATGACGGTCGCTATGTACGTGTCGACGCGGTCGATCAGATCCTTGACGATGCCGCTGTTGGCGCTGATGGACTTCGTGTCTATGCTAAAGCCCGGCGGCAGCACGATGGAGCTGTCCTGACCAAAGCCGGCGACCGCTCGCTCAAAGTCAGCGATAAGCTGCTCGTTGGCGCCCGATTCCGCCGTGTAGCTGCCGATCGTGGACGGAATGGCCGCCTTGTCGACCAGCATCAGCCAATAGCTCAGCAGTTGCTTTTGCCACTCGACGGCGTAGAACAGCTGTCGCCCGATGCCCTGGCCGTACTCGTCGTCAGTCGGCGTCGACCAGAAGCGGCAGAAAATGAACTTGCGAGCCGGCAGCGCGCGGCCACGAAACGTGTCCATGACTGTCAGCAGGCGCGGTCGCGTGACGTGCGCGTCGTCGTCGTACTCCATGCGAAACAGGCGCGGGTCGCGCTGCTTAAAGTAGCTAATGATGCGCTGCCCGGCCGCGTTGCGAGTCCACACCAGTTCGATTGGCGACATGCCAGTGATCAGCGAGGCCGAGCAGGCGCGAGTCAGCGTGTCCATGCCGCCGGATGCCGGCAGCTCCATGCCTGTCTGCTCTAAGCCCAAGTTGGCCATGGCCTCCTCGATAAACTTGGCGATCGCCAGGTCCTCTACTGACTGACTGGCAGGCGTCACGATAAGGTCGCGGCTGGTGATCTCAGTGACCAGCTTGTCCCAAGCCGAGTAGACGACGGGGTTGCTAAAGAGCGATAGGTAGATGTCTAGCGCGCGAAAGCCGCTGCCTCCGTTGTCGATCAGCACGCGATCCTTTGGGCGCAGCTGAATGCGGCCGCCAAAAGTTATGCCGTAGCCGCTGATGGGCGAGTCAATAGGGTTGACGAGTTCGATCGCCGAGAAACGTTTCGAGATTGCCATGGCTCCTGCGGAGCTTTGCTCCTAGTATTGTTGTGGCTCCGAGGCCGGGCCTCGCTGCTTGCGGTTCCTGCGGAACTTGGTTTCGCCTAGACCTGCCGATTGCTGTTGAATCGTGCTAAACTGGCTTCCGTGTAGTGCGGAGTCTTTCTCTCGGTGTGGCGAACATGACGCACGGAATTGATGCGTGGGCCAAGCGAGCCGATCTGCTTCATGACGTTCTCGTAGTCGTAGGTCACGTCCGGGCGCCGCCGAATGGTGTCCAGATAGTAGCGGGCAATTATCAGCATCCAGCGGTTCAGATTGGCGTCCACGACTGGAATCTGCTGCGCCGCCAGAGCGACTTTAGTAGACTGAATCAGATTGTACGCGTCAAGTAGCGCCTTGTTGATGCGGGTGCAGTCTATCGTGTCGCCAGGCGAGTCTAAGTTCGATAGCTCGATGGCCTCGATCATGGCGAAGGCTGTGATGAAGTCGTCTACGTTGGCCGCGTTGGGGCTGATTAGCGGGTCTACGGCTGGGCTGCAGGTGTATGTTGGCATTAGTTCTCGTGGGCAACGCCCGAATGTTACAGAAATGCCCAAGCAACGCTAGGCTACTTGGGCAGAATTAGTCGATAGCTTTTGAAGCACCGCTAGGCTGGCTTTACGGCGGAGCCTAGGTGATCAGCAATCTTCTGAGTGACCTCGACTGTGTCGCCGGGGTGGTGCAGAACGCCGTCTACAAACACGGCATTTTGAGCTACGTGCTTGATCTTGTCGGCCGAGGCCGGCATAATTGAGACGATGGCTGCGTCGTTAATGACTGTTTCAGACTTTTGCAAGTTTGTCTCCTGCGGCAGTGCCGCTATCCGAGGCTTAGCCTCGGTATGAGTCGTGGCCAGGCGGAAGTGGCCCGCCTGAAATGAAGCTAGCTTTAGCTCGTGATTCCTTGAATCAGAACGCCTGCTCCGATCTTGCCGGTGACGCCCATGCCAACTGGCACGATGTTTTGCTCAACAATCAGATCAGTCACGAACACTTTACGGTCTTCGTCAAAGCGCTCTTCCTCGGCGATCGGGTAGCCGTCGAGCTGATACGTGTAGGCAAAGGACGCGGTGTTAGGATCGGCAGCCGGGTCGGGAATGAAGCCCTCGTTGCCGCTGCCTTCGGGATTGTAGAACAGCAGAATCGATCCGGTCGGAACCATGGACGTAAGAGCGCCCGTGGTGACGTCAAGCTTCTGGCGAAGTGCGCTGCGCACGCCGCGCTTCAGATCCCACCAGCTGGAAATCATGTCGCTGTTGATGGAGCTTGCCGAGGTGTACTTGACTCGGTCGCGGTAGATCGGGTTGCGGCGAATGAAGCGGTAGACGTCGGATCCGATGATCGCCGAGTTGGCGTAGCGGCCAACTTGGCCACGAATGATCTCTTGCGCGTCTTGAATCAGAATGTCATAGTCAACGACCGGGCCACCAACTGAGACCACGCAGTTGGTTTCGTACAGAGTCGGATCGTAGACCTTGTCGATGACGCGAGCTTCCCAACTCTGCTGAAGCAAAGCGGCTGCGCGCATAGCGGCCATGGAACGCAAGTCGATGCGAGCCTGTCCGTTCTCAGCTTCCTCGTATGCCTCTCGAGTTACCTCGGCGCCGATGGCGTGCTGCTCTAGGTAGAACGTGTCGACTCCGAAGGCTGGCGTGATGCGCTTCAGATTGGTGCCAGGCGCGCGGGACAGGTCAAGCACGGAGAATGCTTCCTTGCCGAACTTGATGATCTTGCCGGCGCGAACGGGAACGGGCACGGTGGGCGCAATGAAGCCCGCGATGCCTTCCGCGTTGGCGTAGCTGTGAACAATATTTGTAATGACCGGGTCGTTAACCCGTAAAGTACCGAGCGAACTAAATTGACTTGGCATTGTGGTAGTTAGGCGCTTTGCCTATGAGTGATTGGTTTGCAGTGAGCGGCGAAGCACAGTGCTGAAACTTGGCTTATGTGCTCTGCCAATTCGGTGCCTCTCGGCTGCAAGCGAATCAGGCAATTTGGCGACCGCGGCCACTTAATCGAACAGCTTGACGACGATGTAGTGCGGAGTACCGGCTACGCTGGAGCCGTCCGTAATAGAGGCAGCGCGACCAATCGAGTACATGGTGCCGCCGGCTGCTGTTAGAATGATCTCGCCAGTCGAGCCGATCGAGACGGCTGAGTCAACTGGAATTGCCACGCCAACTCTGACGCGGCCGATTGCGTAGCCGGTTACTCGAATAGCTAATCCACGCTCAGTGGGCGTCGAGTCTTGAATTGCGATGCCAGCTGCGTAGCCGCCGTCGACTGCCGGAAATAAGCCCTGACGAGTGTACCCGAGAAAGGCAAAGCAGGAAAGGATGCCCTTGTTGACCGTGCTGCTGGCGTTGCCAGCAGAGGGCAGGTACATCAGAATCGGATTTGTAACGTTTGTCTGGTTGATTACTGCAGCCATTAAGACTCCTACGATTGTTGCCGTTAGTTAAACTTGAGCGCGGCTCAAACTGCGACTAGTTTTGCAGCTAGCATGGCATCTACTGAGGCGCCTAAGTCTGTGTTCAGCAAAAGCTCGGGCGCCAAGTCGCCTCGCCTAGTGCCGGCAATCAGCAACGAGTTCAGCAGCTGAATCATCTGCACGCGGGCCTCGGGTTTGTCAAACCCAGCGGCTACTTGGCGGCTGAAGGCGCCCTGAATCTTGACGGTAAACTGAGCTAAGCCTGCTTGCTGTAAGCTGTTAGTCATCGTAGTACGGTTGTGGTGTCGATGTGAATTTCGAGATTCGGTTGTGCTCGTGAATGATCTGAGAGATCTTTCCGAAGTCGTTGTGCGCCAAAGCCTTGACAGCAAACTGAGCGAGCTTGTGCTTGAACTCGCTAGACTTAACGTACTCCGGTCCGCCTATGTCGCCTTCGGCCAAGTCCGAAATAAAGTCTGGCAACATGGACACTGCCAGCTGCGGACTCATACCGCGCGACAGGTTCTCGACCATGGAGCCCAAAGCCTCCTCGGCAAGTAGCGACTTCTTGCCTTCTTTAGTCATGATGCCGCCTAAGTCAGCGTTAATGGCGTCTGAGTCGCCTCCGTAGATTTCGTGAATAGCTGCGTGCGTAATGTCGTGCGCAGCAAACCGCTGACTAAACGAAGATCTGCTTGGGTCAGCACCGGCAATCGTAAGCCCTTGCGATACGCCCCAAGCCGTAGAATAGTCAGTAAACTCTGACTTGTACTGGTCAACTGTCTTGGCAGACGGTTGTCGTTCGTACAGCTTGTCTTCAGCGGCGATGACGGCCTGTTGAGCTTCGGTTTCTTTAGCTATGTTGTGGTCGCCGTAGTTAAAGCTAGACTGCACGCGACGCAGGTCATTGGCTGCTACAGAATCGTCGGCCTTGTTTGCCAGCGAGGGAAACATTCCGACGAAGGCAGCTTTCTGTTTGTCTGGATCAGCTTTCTTGTCATTGAACGAGCTCTCGATAAAATCGCCTGGCTTCATGACTAAGCTAGTGCTGACTTCTGAGGCTAGTTTGGCTGCTCTTGATTGGCCAACTAGTTCGTTAGACTTGGCTCCATAGCGCTTGTCTAGCTCAGCTCCGTATGCGCTGTCCAGAGTCTTCAGAGCGGAAATTCGCTTGGCCATCGCGTCCTGCTTCTCTTGATCTGTGGCAGTGAACTTAAGCCTAGGGCTAAAGCTCAGATTCATGGCCAGCTTGTTGGCCTCTAGGTATGCTGCCATTTGAGGCTTAAGGACTTGCTCGATGGCGTCCATATCGGGATGCGGGTAAGACTCTTTCTGCTTGATCAACTCCTCGACTCTAGAGAATCGGCGGCTAAAGTAGTCCGCGCTGTCAACGCTGTTGGACAAGCCAAAGTCCAGAATCTTAGCTGTTCCGCTTTCGTCAACCATGATGTTGCCTTGGTTCAGGTCGTTGTGCACGACTCCGGCTTGGTGCATCTTGAGTATGGCCAGGCCGACGGCTTTCTGGCCCTCAGCAAGCGCCTTAGTCTTTCTGGCCGTGTCGCTCTTAGATTTGCCTTCGACATCTGTTAGGTCGGCAATAGTCTTGCCTAGCACCAGCTCTGACTCCATGCTTTTGCTGTCAACCGCAAGAGCTTTGGGCGCAATTCCGACTGCGGCAACTCTGTTCTGAAGCTCGGCCTCGCGGTAGAAGTCGTTGCCGCCGCCCTTGAAAGCCTCGAAGTCTCGGCCAGCTTGCGTGGAGATGCTCTGCTTAACCACCGTTCCGCGATCAGTAAGCTCAGCAACTCCGAAAGCCCCGCGGCCTAGCTCCC